AAGATGCGTGTAGCTTTTTCATTTCGCCTACGCAAGACTTCTCGTCCATGTATGCTTCTGCTACAGCCTTGTCGCCTTTACGTACTGGCGCTTTCTTAGCAGAGCCGTCAGCTTTGACTTCTTCTTCACCAGAAATATCAGCGGGCTTAACATCGCCTTCTGCATGATCAGCAGGGCGTGATGCTTTTTCTTCTACGTGCTGAAGCTTGTTGATAGACTTAGTAATGCTATCTGCCATTCCTTCAGCTAATGGCTTAATCTCTTTCTTGAACATTGTCTTCTCCGAGTTAAATGTTATCTGTTGTATTTATTAGTTATCTACTTTAGCGCCTGCACGCCACTGATAGCATGACCAGTATTTTGCTTTCCACTTAGGACCTGGATTGTCACATCCATGTCTTGCTCTGAAACTTTTTCTTGCACCAGCGTCATCTCTTTTGATCGACATCTTGGGGTCACCGAAACGAACTACGACAACGTTGCCTTGATCGTTCTTAACATATACTTTAAATTTCTTATTAGGGTTTTCTGATGTACGTATCGGGTCATTCAGATTGACTTTCTTCCCTTGATACTCAGCGGCTTCTACAACCATATCTTCATAAATGTTACACTCTTCACAGACTGTATCTATATGTGTTGCCCTATGTCCTTTAAATGAATTCATCATTGTGCGTCCCAAAATGTTTTATCTAATTCACCAACTCCAGCAGGAAGAGTAGTCTTTCTGCATTTGATGTATGTTTGTCTTGCATTACCACCAGGCAAAGTGAATGTTCTAACGCCACCGCTAATAGTACCAGGTGTGTCAGAGTATGTGTCTGAGGCTGTCGCCGCATTGTCATATTCCCACTGAGTGTTATTTGGTACTGTTACCCAAGCCATTATTCTTCACCGTCCTTGTTCATCATGTAACGATGAGAAGAGTTTAGGTAGTCAGCCGCTTTAGTGATTTTGTTCTGTACCCATTCAGGCAAGTTATCATCATCACCGAACATCTTAATCATATGCTCTGCGTCTGCAAGAATACCTTTTAGTTGAGTCTTAGCCATACGACCTTCTTGATCGTACTCACCAGCGTCTTTTGCTTCATGCATGAAACTCTTTAAACTTCTCATCGTTCTAGTCCTTATCTTATCCGAACATTTTCTTTAATGTAGCGGGACCAACAACACCATCAGCAGTCAAGCCTTTTGATGCTTGCCATTGCTTGATAGCACGTTTAGTACCACGACCAAAGATACCGTCTGAGCCGATACCTAAAAACTCTTGTACTGCTTTCACTGTATCGCCAGTCGAACCAACGTTCAGTACAGCAGTCATATCAACACCTGAAGATGCTTTCTTAGCTTTCTTTGGTGCAGGTGCTACTTCACCGCCGAGAATAGCAAGTGCTTTTTCCCAACGTGCAGTTCTATCTTCTAGTCCAATAGTACCACCATTAATCTTCTTGGTCATCTTAACGATATCGCCTGCATCAGCAATCTTGTTTAGTTTCGCTGTGTTCCAGAACCAGCAAGCACTCTCTACAGCACCTTTTTCAGTTGCTACGTACTCTTGTGCTTCTTCGGCTGTCATGTCTACTGTTTTTCCGAATGCTGTATAGTTATTTCTGCCTGTAAGTTGCTTAAGGCCACGGCCCCTAAATCGCCACCCATCACCATCGTTGGTATTCCCCATAGCACCACGTTTTGTTCGGAATTCATCTTGGTAAACATAGTTTGCAATCTTTTCAGGATTACGTGCATATTCTGCGGCATCTCTTTTACCTTTTCCGAAATAGCGACCGAACACTGCGTTCAGTGCTTTTTCACTGTAGTTTAAGTTCTCTTCAAGTGACTTGAAGTTATTTGATTCGTGGGCGCACTGAGCAATGAAACCAGCAATACGATTAGGCGTATTGATTTCATACTTGGGCATAATCTCTGCAAGAGCATCGAACCATTCATCGCTCTTAGGATTGTTACCGATCATTGCACTTAGCATTTCTTTTGTTAGTGGAAAGGACATTTTATATTCACCTTATGTTTGATTTATATTCTTGTTAAAAGTTTTTGGAAACTGATTAATAGCATCCAACAGTTCTTTAGCTTTGACACTTGCTTGCATGATAGAGATATCTCCACCTACATTCACAGCACCTAGCCATCTGTGATGTCCATCGATAACGAATCCATCACTGCTTACGATAATTGGCTTTGCTTGCGCCAACGTCTTGTACTTAGCAACTGCTTGGGTAATCTTATCTACATTAAAGTTACTTTGTGTTGCTTTCAAATCTTTCGCTTTTACTTTGCGCTTAGTCATACTTATCTTTTTCTTTTTGAGAAAAGATACTAGTTCGTCATAGTCCTTAGACTTGACTTGTGGCATCTTGTCACGTGGAATACCCAGTGTCTTCTTGGAGTCTGGATACTCTACTTTGAACTCTCGTATGTATGACTTGAAACGCATTAGTACTTTACTACCTTATCAGGTGTCTTAAAGTCTTTCTTACGCATGATTGTTTTGTTGACAACTTCAAACTCTTCTTTGTTCTTGTCATAGTTAATAACTACAGGCAAGTTCAAGTCTGCTTGAATGTCTTTCAATACTGCTTCGGAATCACCTAGTTGCTTAATATCTTTTGCTTTGTTCTTAGCAACCTTCTTGAAGAAACGTTGTAGTTCAGGAATAGTGATCTTTGGCTTGTTTCTGTCATCGTTCATACGATCTGCAAAGTGTCTTGTAAACTCTACGTCTACACCAAACTTGTCTAGCAGTCTATCAGCAAACTTCTCAAGGTCACTCAGTTGCTTCTGTGTAACGTCTTCGTTGATAGATGTTGGGTCTTGATCACCACGAACAACCATTCTGAAGTGCTTCTTAATCTTGTCAGGTGTTACACGCTCAATACTCTGTACATCATCAGGCTTCTTTAGCTTCTTACGTAGAGTTGCTTTTACATCACCTGCGCTCTTTGCATCGATGAACATGTCAGGTAGACCTTCAACTTCTACTTTAAACTGTGCTTCGAATAGTTCATCAATGGACTCAGAAACACTTTCACCAGGCGTATCTTTCTTATAACGCTTAGTGAGTTTATCTGTACCACGATCTCCAGCACCACCTGCTTCGAAGATATGCTCTTCGCCTAGCATCTTGTGTAGTACTTTACCATCTACATCTTTGTACGTTCTAGCAATCTGTGCGGCATAGTATTCAGAACTATGTCTCATGCCAGTCTTCTTGGCTTTTGCCTCTTTCTTCTTGCGATCAATAACACTCTTCAGTGTATTCAATGCATGGTCATACATCTTTTTGTTGACTGACACAGACTTGATTTTATTAGACATGTATCCTTCGAACATATCTTCAAACTCTTCGTCTAACTTTTCTTTCTTCTTCTTAGCAATCGCAATAGCGGCTTGCTGTGCTGGAGATACTGCTTCGTTCTTAGGCACACAGTTAGGTACTAGCTTGCCACCTTTCTTTTTCATGCCACGCTTTTCGTGTGTATCCCAACATGGATCATCTTCAGTGATAATCTTTGTCTTCTTATATGACAGTGACCCATCTTTCTTCTTATCGATAGGGGACTCTACTTCTTCTTTCTTAGAACTGCCACGTACTTTAGCGGCTAGGTCTGCGTCTGCTTTACCCCATGTACCAGAAGATTTAGTAACAAATGAATTTACACGTGCAAAGCCCCATTGCTGTGGAGTAGTGCCTGGTCTATGTCCAGTTCTCCATGCGGCAACGCCTCTGTTGTAAACTTGACGTAAAATGCCGAGTGGCATACCAGACTTCTCTGCTTTTGCTTTCAGACCTGCATCGCCCTTTGCTTCACTCAGTTCTACTGAATCAGCGATATCACTTGTCACTTCTTCGATGAATGCTAGTAATGCTTCATCAGTATCAAACTCTTCTTTCTGTAGATCACGAATCTGCCTACGTAAACCACGTGACTTTACTGCGTCTAGTTCTTTATCGTGTTCACGCTTCATGTTCTCACGTTCAGACTTATGCTGTGATCTCAAACGCTCTTCTGCTTTGTTCTCATCAATAACTTTATTCTTGATCTCTGCTTTATCTGGAGTATCACCAGCTTCAGCATTCTTCTTTCTGAAAATCTTGAATCGACCATCAGTCTTCACACTGCCGTCTTTCTTCTGTGCAGAGTGAAACTTAGATAATGGTATGAGTTCTTCACCATACATATCTTTGAATTTCTTTGTGTGTTTAGATGGCTTAGTCTCAGCAGTTGCGTCACCAGGTGCTGGTTTGTATGCCGCTGGATTATCATCGTCCATCTTTGTACCCTTCTTGAAGTGGGCATCACGCTTATCTTTTGTTGACTTAGATAGACCTTT